TACAAACAGAAAGACGAAGATGGCTGGAATTGAAGACTTAAACATACCAAACAAATCAAATATCTTGGGCGACCTACAGTTCACAGAAGAAAACGCCTTCGGCAGCTTGAAAACCAACCTCTTGCAAGGGATGCCATTATTTGATGCCATAAAAGAATTTGGTCTTAACAAGGCACTTAGTTTATCTGGTTTAGATGTGGGTATGCAAAACGACATAAAGAACAACCTACCAACCGATGAGATAGCGGCCAACTTTGCTTTGCCAAAATTGTTGGATGGCTTACCAATACCCAATTCATTAAAAACTTCTTTGATTGGCAATTTAAGAAACGCAACACCTGCATACAATTTTTCAAGATCAATGCCTCTTGGTGACAGCGGCAGACTTGGGTTCGATGCAAGATTGGGTGCTGAGTCTGGTGCAAACTTAAATTACAGCATCCCAGAGATGCCTATAGCCAATAACACCAACTTTAGGATGGGAGCCAATGTAAATGAGCGTGGCAGAGCCACTGGCGACCTAGGGGTTCGATACCAGCCAAACCCCAACACGTTTGTTGATGCCGGTGCCCGGTTTGATTCATCCGGTTCACCAGAATACAGTTTAGAATTTGGTAAGAAATTTGCACAAGGCGGAGCTGTTACAGACGTAGACATCTTTTCTTAAAATGGCACTCAGCAACACAACAGAACGTCAAACGCACGGCAAAGTTAATTGTTACCAAGGTTGGTTCTGGAACAGCGACAAACAGATTTTGGAAAGGTGGAGTAAGTCTTAACTAATTTTGGGCAGCCACTCGGTCTGCCCTTCTGTCTCTGGCTTGAGTGTTGGCCCTGTCTTTGACCAGCTGGTTTGATTTCTCAAGCTCAACCATCATTTCGTCAAGGACCTCTTTTTCATCAGCAGCTGACAGTTTAGTCAAGACCACCAAGTCTTTGCGTTTTGGCTGCCATGTCTGGTGCCACTGTTTCTCTTGGTTGCCGTACTGCCATTTGACCTCTCCGAACTTATCGGACGTGAATCCAAAGGTCACGGGCCCGGTGAATTTCTCATGCCATTTCATATCTTCTCCTTTATTTATTAATCTCACATACACATATTAACAGGTGTGCCAGAATATACAAGTATATATACATATAAATTTATATGATTATTTTTATGTACATTACAATTCATTCTGTTAAACTGAAATAGTGAAATCAATAAACGAGGAAAAATATGAAAATTAATCAAATTGTAAAAGGCAAAGTGGCTGGCCATTTTGTTGTGCTAGGGTTTAGAAAAATTAACGGAGAAGACTGTGCACAGTTGAAGTGTGTCGACTCAAAAGATTTTACCAAAACAGCAAACGGAGAGTTGGCGTTACCATTAACTTTTTTGAAAGAGGTCGCGTAATGATTAAAACCAAACGAAGGATATACAAGGCCTACGCATTGCAAGCAGCTTACTGTATTGTTATGTGTGGTTTCTTTTTCTTTTTCTTTTATCAACTGGGAGCATAGCAATGGAAAAATATCTTAGAACCTTGGACATGTTGTTTGACGGCAACCACAAAACTGTGGGACCTGATGCCATGAAGGCCATGATGAAAAAATACTTAGATCGTGACCAAGACATTGTTGGCGGTGCCGACTACGTTATTGGCGAATGGAAAGAGTATCGCCTAAAGCACGAAGACGATGCTTTGGCAATAAAAGCACTGGAGATGTTATGACAGAAATAATCGTTAATGAAGATTTAAAAGGGTGGGGCAAATGAAAGATCAATCAATGGAAGACTTCTTATTTACCCACAAGGTATATAAAGAAGCACAAATTAATTTTTTAAAAATAGGGTTACAAGGTTCAGCAGAAAAAATGTTAGATCAAGTTGCAGATTCTTTTAACTACACTAAAGATAATCCTGACATTAAAGAATTTTTTATGAACAAGATTGCACAAAATCTGTTAGTTGATCTTAAAGAAGGATTGATGAATAACGATCTTGAAAATGTTGATTTAACAAAACTTACCAATGAGAAAACATGAGCTTTAACAAAATAGAAGACTTAGCCAAAGAAGTAGCATCAGAAGTGAAACTACTTACCGAGGGCAAAGAAAAGATGAGACAGATTAGAGATGAACTGATGCAAGCTGGATATAAAGAAGGAGCCGCCTGTAAAAGAATAGCAGAAGTAATTTCTCTTGATTATAGAACTTTACAAAAATGGGTTGGGGGCAACGAACCTTTGAATAGTGCAGCTCGTACAAAAGTTATGCTTTTTTTAGACCAAGAGGAGACATGAATCTTAATAGTATAGAAGAAATCAGGTGTATCACGCTTAGACAAGAGTTAGAAAAACTTTTAAAAGAATATGGATTTAGTGCTGTATCAATTGCTAAATATATAGGCAATGGAATAAATGACAGAGCAATTAGAGAGTTTGTTGACAAAAAAAGAAAACGTCTTAATTCACGCAACTTTGCTTTGGTAAACGAATGGACAACTAAAGTTACAGAAGAAATAAACAGATTAGAAGATGGCCAAGATTAATTCAAGAAACAAAGGCGCTCAGTTTGAGCGTGATATAGCTAAGATCCTTAACGAATTCTTTATTGAAGAGGGTATTGACTACCAGACCAAACGCAATCTGGATCAATACCAACAGAAGGATCAGTGCGATTTGGAGATGCCGTACTTTGCAATAGAATGTAAGTTCTATAAAGAAGGCGATCTTTTGCGTCCTGCCTGGTGGGAACAAGTCTGCAAGGCTAGTAACGGCAAAATACCCGCGTTGATTTACAAATTTAACCGCAGACCCATTCGAGTTTGCGTTCCTCTATCGGCTATTAATTTGGATTGGCAAAAGGACCACTCTAAGGTAGCCGTATTGTCTATGGATGATTTCTTGTCGGTCTTAGCGACCAATTGGAAGCTGTACTCTAAATAAAAATGCTAGGTTGAGCGTTTGCTCTTAGCGACTCCTAGCGTAGCCGACGGTTTTAAAGTGTAGGTTTGCCTGGGGTAGCAGACGTTTCACTTTGGGGAGATTCACCCATACTAGGTGGAAGATCAGCAGCTTTCGGAGCCAATTTTCTGTCTAGTGACTTATAACCAACGATCTTATTGCTGTCACCGTAGTCAGAATCAGCTTTCGCTTCTTCTATTGCTACCGAAACAATAAACGCTTTACCGTGTAGATCGTGTGCGCTTTTAGGTGGATTGTCGTTACCAAAGCCTGTCGCTTTGCACAATCTGGCCCAATCCGCTTTTGCGTAACCTAGATGCTCTTGGTTTTCCGCCCAAAGCATAAACGGTTTAGTCAGCTTCCAACCCGCGTATTTATCGCCAGTCACTTCTAGCTCCAACCATATCATGTCGTTACCCGCTTGAGATTTCTTTTTCTCACACGTTGTTACCACACAAGGGTAGTCGCCTTTTGGGATAGCTGTATTATCGCTACCCGCATCATCTACATTAAAATCAAATCCTTCAAAGTCATTCATTCTGCACCTCCTGCAAATCCAAGTTTATTAATTACATCAGTCAAGTTTGGACTTTCAAACTCTTCCAATTTACCAGAACGATCTTTGGCAGTATATCCTTGCCCAAGTCTCGTTTGTAACCAACGAGCGGTTACTTTTTTACCTTCTTCATTCTCATCTTCAAATGATCTCATCACTATAACTTCATCAAAGAAGTATGGGATTTGAGTGGGCAACTTGGCCCCAACCATCATCGGTTGATAATGAAACATGCCAGAAGACTCATCGCGTTCCCTACTTTGTTTGGCGATGAATACCACGTGCAATGGCAGATCTCTAAATCTACGCATCGTCTTAATCATCACTTCGATGACCTCGCCGTACGCACGTCTAGGATCTTTACTTTTTGCTTTCTCTTGAGACAACAAAATCTCAGACATTTCAGTGATACTGTCTAAGCAGACGGTATCGTAGTCTAAGGTTCCATTCTCTAAGAGTTGAGCAATCTCTTCTATCTCTGACGCTTCTTTTACTTCGATTGCATCCAAGTTTTCAGCATCTTTAATAGACAACAAACCACTTTCCATACTGACAACCAAGGTCTTACCTGGTGCTGTCTGACAGAGGGTAGTTTTTCCGACCCCACTCTCGCCGTAGACCAACAGCTTGGCGCCTTGCTGCTCTACTAACTCGTTGGGACTTTTGATACGATTTAATATTTTATCGTTCATTTACTTTCTCCAGTTGATAACAAAATTGTTTTCGTTTACTATGTGTTGAAAACAACATTAAACATATAGTAACAATGAACAAAGAAAAAAACAAGAACCAATGGAAGATTAATTACCTTTACCGTCAACAACAACTTGGTGAGAAGGACCTTCTGAATTTGTATTCAGAAGGACTTGAGCCAGAATTTAAGGAGCGTGAAGTGGAACGAATAACATTAAGACAATACATAGAATTTATAGGGATTGAACCAGCAGCAGAATTATTTGACTGCTCATCCGCATCAACAAAAGCCTGGAGGTATGGCCTTAGACAGCCTTCAATAGAGCAGGCAAAGAAAATAATTAAAGCATCAAAAGGTAAGTTGGATTTTGAATCAATCTTTGGTCCAATTGACGAGTCTTCCAAGACCAAAAAGACGGTTGATTAGTGTTAAACGTCAAAGCATCTGCGCAGGATTCTGCGTTGGAGCTTGCTCTTGCTTATGCAGAAAGTGGTTACAGTCCTGTACCCTTACTAAGACATAATAAAGTACCCCCAAAAGAATTGGGGAGCTGGCAACAGTTCAAAGAGCGACAACCGACAACGGAAGAAATAACTCGGTGGTTTAAAGACCGCGACGATTTAGTCGTAGCTTTAATTTGCGGTAAGTTTATTGTGGTGGACGCAGACACCCCAGAAGCCTGTATATGGGCAGAGGAAAATTTACCCAACACTCCTTGCAAAGTGATTACTGGCAAGGGCATGCACTATTATTACAACAACCCAGAAAACTACACCACTTACGTTGCGCGTAGAACTGAGACATCAGATCCTGCTAAATTAATTG